GATTGTCTTAAAATTAATCTTGAAATTCCTGCTTGTAACTGACCATAAATTTCTAGAAATTCTTTCCAACTTTCATTGTCATTCTTACCGTACGCACCTAATAATGAAACATTGTTTCCTACGATTGATATTTGTGCATTCTCAGGAGTGACAACATTTGTTCTAATTTGCCCTTCGAAGTTTTCAAAGAAATTAATAAATCTTGGATCGTAATCTAAATCATCAATTGAATCTGTGCTGTTTACTCTAGCGATAATTTGTTTAATGATAGATTGCTTTTTAACTTTAGCAGGCGGATTTAACCATATAGGTAAACTAAATGTTAGTGTAGCAACATCTAATTGTGTATCTGTTCCTTGAGGTACTGCTTTTGAACTCCATACGATATCAATTAATTCTACGTTAGTGATATTAGTCCAGTCTAATGGATTATCATTTGCCTGCAATTCTATTGCTGGATTGAATAATACTAATACTTGTTCCATAAGTTGTAGTTTTTGATCTGTGTTTGAACACCATATATCTACTGCCATATTTAAATTGTATGGTACAGGCATAAATCTTTCTACGGTATATGTGTTACCAATTTCAGCTGTGTAATCTTTTGATGAAGTATCATATTTTCTTTCCGCAACTTGTACTTTATCAACCAATCTTGGCTCTTGTAATCTGTCTCTTGCTATTTGTAAGTTAGTAATATATGCACTCATAAATGGACAAGAGTTCATTACGTTTTCTGAATTATGTCTTAGAATATGAGCTACCATTCTTGACATATCTGCATATCTCACTGGTACTCTTATATAGGAATTACTATCACTATTATTTTTCTTTCCAGTCTTGATAGAAAAATCATCAAACAATCTTATAAATTGTAAAATGTATCTTCTTATTTGCTGATCATACCAATATTGCATCTTTTATCCTTTAATCTGTTTTAGGTTTTACAACCTTACTTAGATATTCTCTTTCTTTATTGTTTGAACCTTTTCCTGCTTTATCATTATTGATAAACGAATCAAGTTGTTGATTGCTTGACACATATGAACCTCTGAAGTCATCGCTGACTTTGATGTATCTATTTCCTTCTTTTCTAAATAATCTGTTTGGTGCATAATCAACACGCAACACATATTGTCCTTCTGTAATCGAAGGAGGAAATGATGTTCCAGTATGTGCTATTGTCAATCCTAATCCTGGTTTTCCACTTTGTGATTTTGGATTAATTTTGTGTGTGTCTTTTTCATTTACATATAAGTGACCTACATCTGACCCTTTGGTTGGAACATTTCTAGTAGCTTCGTTGACAACGGCTTCATTAATATTAAGTTCATCTTGATAAGTTGATATAATATTTTTAAGATCACCTGCGTCTTTACCGCTACCAAGGATATCTCTAAACTCTTGTGCGTCTTGCATAGCAACTGCCTTACATCTCCAGATATGTGGCCACCAACCTGGATCGTAACCTTCTTGACCTCTAGCGGCGTCTTCAACCACATAAAATTTGTTTATCGCCATATCTTCTTTTGGTGAATAAGAAGATGTTGTTGCACTAGCAGAACTCTTATCTCCAGTAACAACTTCTCCTGTTTGGAAGTCTGCGCCGACTGTTACTCTAACAGTTTTTGCATCGTGGTTGTAAGCAATAACGGTGGCAGTTGCTCCTGATGTTCCACCAGTTATTGTCTCGCCTTTGCGAAACTTTTTACTTGGTTGTGATGTCAACGTCATTGTTGCACAATCAAGTCTTAAATCATCACGTTGGTGTGGCAATTCAAAAACATCACCTGGCATAATTTTTCTACCAAATCTATCCATCATATCATTTATATGGAACGTTAGATAGATAGTATCATTGGTTTGGAATAGGCCAAATTGTGTTAAATCAAAATCTTGATCTTGAACGGAATACACTCCACGTAAATCATATACGTCAGGGTCATAATTTCTATCCCTGTTTTCTAAGAATAATAAATCTTGTACATTAGTAGGACTTACATTTGTATTTGTTGGTTGATCAGAAGATACACTATCTGTCTGTGCGTGAGTACCTAATAGTTTGTGTACAAATATACCTGTACCACCTACTAAAAAGTGTTCTCTTACAACACGATCAGCAAATCTGTAATCATTCCCTTTATCTGGTTTCCATAAGCTCAGTCTTGGCATAATAAGTCCTTATAAGTCCTTTATCTAGTATTTATTGATTTAATAATCTTACTAAATAGTTATACAATGGCAAAAGAGCAATCAAAACGACAGGAATTGATAACTGATATTAAAACTATACTAGGTGACGGTATGGTTGATGTAGAGCTTGATCCCAAGCACTACGAACAGGGTATTGATTTAGCTGTAGATAAATTTAGAGCAAAAAGCGATAATTCCACAGAAGAAGCATTTATTTTCCTAGAAGTACAGGCTGATGTTAATGAATATACACTATCAGAAGAAGTAATTGAAGTGAAACAATTGTATCGTAGATCAATATCTGGATCAAATAATTCAGTAGATATGGATCCTTTTGAATTAGCATACACTAATCTTTACTTTCTACAAGGTGGTAGAATTGGTGGTTTGCTAACTTGGGATGCATTTGCACAATACCAAGAAGTTGTTAGAAGATTATTTGGTGGACATTTAAATTTTAAGTACAACCAAAACAACAACAAGTTAACATTGATGCGTAGACCAAGAGCACAAGAAAACGTATTGGTACAATGCTTTATGGAAAAACCTGTTGAAACATTGATTACAGATAGATATGCAAGACCTTGGATAAGAGATTATTCATTAGCACAATGCAAGATGATGTTGGGTGAAGCAAGATCTAAATATTCAAGTTTACCAGGTGCTCAAGGAAATGTCACGTTAAATGGTGCTGATCTAAAAGCAGAAGCCCAAGCGTCAATTGAAAAACTTGAAAGAGATATTGAATTGTACGGTTCAGGTGAAGATCCATTAACATTTGTCATTGGCTAATTAAAAAAAATCTGTTATAATAAGTTATGAGTATTAATTTTAGAGTACATCTTACGGGTTCAAAAAACGTAGAATTAGATTTTAAAACCTATGGCCATTCTTATGTTAAATTGTTTGAAGATAGTTTAGTTGATGCAATACATAATAGTTCTTTAAGACATCCATACAAGGTATATAATTTTTCAGATCAGCAAACTGAAATAAAAGAACAACTTGATAAAATTAATACTACCATTGACGCAATCAACAATTCACAATCTGATACATTTATAGATAGAAAAATTAATTATGACACCTATGCAGATGATGTAAATTATGTACACACGCACTTTGTAGATTCACACGTTTCTGAAATAGATGGAGAAGCATTTGGTGATTTAAATAATCACTTGCACGGCTTAGAAATTCTGCAAAGTCCAAGGCAAGACAACAATGCAATAGGACAAGTTTATTTAGATTTTCATAATAAAAAGTTTTTTGATATGCCAGAATCAGCGTTGGAACATTTTACCATATCAAGAAAGTATGGAGAATGTTACGTGAACTATTGTCAAATAGGTAGGCATATTTTTGAGATGTTTAACAACCAAGACGAACACGCACACGATGACCATATCATTCCACTAAACAAAATTAGTGGTAGTGCATATATTTGGTTAGGACCAAACACTGGTTTCGAAACGTTCAAACAAAAAACAAAACAAATAGAAGAATGGTTTACAACTAATAGTATAGGTAAAAAAATTGGTATGGATTGGGGCGACCCTAAATTAGCAATAGGTTGGCTACCAGTTGGAAGAATGACAACAGACATAAATTATGAAAAATTAATTGGAATTAATGAAATTAAAAAAGTTGACTATTTGGATGAAACAAGTTAGTATATGATATGATAGTTGGATTAGTAGGTTTTATAGGTTCAGGAAAAGATTCAGTAGCAAGACATTTTGTAGACAGTGGCTTTACAAGAGACTCCTTTGCGGCACCATTGAAAGATGCCGTGTCGAGTATTTTTAATTGGCCAAGAGAAATGTTAGAAGGCGACACAGAACAAAGTAGAATGTTTAGAGAAGCAAAGGATCAATGGTGGTCAAGTAAATTAGAAGACAAAGGTTTTACACCACGATGGGCTTTGCAATACATTGGTACAGAAATTCTAAGAGATCAATTTAATCACAACATATGGCTTCATAGTCTAGAAAATAGATATATGGCTACTGGCAGAAAACAAACGGTGGTCAGTGATTGTAGATTTAGAAATGAAGTAGGTTTAATTAAAACACTTGGTGGTTATGTGGTACGAGTAAAAAGAGGTGACGAGCCACATTGGTATGACACAGCCAAAGAAGCCGCGGCAGGCGATCAGTTCGCACAGCATAGTTTATCTGAAATGGGTGTACATCAAAGTGAATGGGATTGGGTCAATACACGAGTAGATTTTGTAGTAGAGAATTCCGGATCTTTAGAAGATCTTAAAACCAACGTAAGCGACATTGTCGCTAAAATCAAGAATAAAAAATAATATTCCTAATTAAAACGACAAGTGCTCGGTAGTTTCTACCATAGGTAATTCTGCTGATGAGACTGGTTCAATGTCTAATGCATCATATTCTTCTCTGTCGATGTTCCACTCTTCGGTGATAACAAAATCATCGGCAACCATTTCTGCTTTGAAATTGACTCTACCATTATCAGCGGCCCATTCGGCATACGTCATACCGTATTTGTCTTCGTAATACTGTGAACTTGTACCAGCATTAACCCTGCCTGATATTAAATCACTAGCTCCTGCTGATCCATCAGTTTTCCAAGATATCATCATAAGTTATTTTCCTAATAATTATTCGTTAAAAGTCAAGTGATCGTTAGTTTCTGTTACAGGTAAGTCTTCACCGTTAGCTTTATGGTCAATTGCTAGTGCATCGTAAGCCGCTCTATCAATATTCCACTCTTCAGTGATAACAATATCGTCACCGACTATGTCCCAGATGTAATTTAATCGACCGTTGCTTTCAGCCCAAGTAATATAGTCACTGTGGTTTGAACCTTCTTCTAACCAATTTCTAACTGTATCAACTGCGCCTGCAGAACCGTCTGTTTTCCAAGATATCATCATAGTAATATGCTCCTTTGTAATATATATATATTAATGTATGTATTTATATTACTACGAGCTATACTCTATAATTTAACGTCTATACCCATAGAACGTGCTTGTCCGCTTACAATTTTAACAGCTTGTTCAAGGTCGTGTGCATTAAGATCTTCCATCTTTTCTTTGGCTATTTCTTCTACTTGAGCCCTAGATAATGTTGCAATCTTTGATCTACCGGGAGTTCTAGCACCTTTTTTAATCTTTAATTTTTCTCTAATTAAAAATGATGTTGGAGGTTGTTTAGTAACAAAAGTAAAGCTTTTATCTTTGTATACCGTGATGACAACAGGTATAACTTTACCCATTTTATCCTTGGTTTTGTCATTAAACTGTTTGCAGAAGTCCATTATGTTAACACCTTTTTGACCTAGTGCTGGACCTACTGGTGGCGCCGGATTGGCCTTGCCTGCTTGAATTTGTAATTTTAACATTCCTGTAATTTCTTTTGCCATAAAATCCTTTGTTAGACACAGATAATACGAAGTTTTAGTGTTGTTGTCAACCGGCAATATTACAGCTTATCAGCTATTAAACTACCTTGTTTCCAACCTATTTCTTCTACTGCTTTTATACGACCACAATTAGCACATATTGTTTTTAAATTATTCCAACTAGCATTTTTTAAATTACCATCTATGTGATAAACATCCATCTGTGCAGGATGTTTGGATTTAAAGCCACATTTTTCGCATATAGATTTTTTTCTATATCCGGCTTTTTCCCAAGAGCTTTTAAACCCA